AGATATCGGCGTAACTGCACAAGAAAAATATCTTTCTAAACAAGCGAAAACGGACGTTGTTAGACGGATCAAGGTTAGATGGGATAAATCTATCACTGAAAAGCTAAGTGCTGTCAGAATCGATTCTGTGACGTATAACATTACTCGTATTTATACAGATGTGGATAAAAGAGAAATGGAGTTGAGTTTGGCTTATGTTGATTAAAATCGATGAATTAAGGTCCTTGTTAAAAACATTGCCATATAGCTTGTATCGAGATCAAGCACCGAAAGGGACTAATTATCCTTACATGGTTTATACCTACGATAGTACGGAAAATATGCATGCTAGTAGCAAGGTATATCGTCGAATGAGAACGTATCAATTGTCACTTTTTACGACAGGTACCGAAGAAGATTTACTGCCAATAGAAAATCTATTGGATGAAAATAACATAAGATACCATGATTTTTATGCGACACCAGGATCTGAAAATGACGATACTGTGACAAATTTTTACACAGAAATTAATGTGATGGCTGATGGCTAAAAGGAAAAATGGATTTGAAGCGCAAGCCGATTATTTTGGAACACTTATGAAAACAGATCCTGCAAAAATTTCGCTTGAATCATTGGAAGAAGCGGCAGAATTTTATCTTGAAAAGTTGATACCGAATATTCCTGAATCATTACTCGATAAAGAGCATATGAATGATCATGTAAAAGTAATCGTTGAAGAAAAAGAAGTAAAAGTTGTATTTGAAGATACATTTTTTTACTGGCGTTTTTCGGAAAATGGTACCGATACACAGAAGGCTCAGCGTTTTGCAAGTAAAACTTACAAAAAACATAAAGATAAAATAGCTGAAATTATGACAAGAAAAAATATAAATCAATGGAAAGGGTGATTGATTTGGATGCAAAAGAAATTAAATTTTTTGAAGGATTAGATGATATCTTAATTGCTATGATGTTAACACATGATTCGCCTAATGCTGCACCAACTTATGATGAAATTGTACGATTACCGATTGCAACTGAATTGGCTATTAGTGGGAATGGATCTACATTAGAGAAATACGCTTCGAGCAAACTATTTCGATCGATTGGGCGAGAAACCAAACATGAGATCGGTTTAACTCATGTTGGGATTCCTGTCGCTACAATGGATAAAATCAAAGGATTGGTTGCTCAAAAAGGGGTTACATTTAGCAAAACAAATGCCGTTGAATTACCGTATTTTGCCTTTGGGTTTATCGGAAATATTGAAGGTGGAGGCAAGAAAGCTGTTTGGTATCCTAAGGTACAATTATCAAATGTTATTGATGAAACATATGTTACAGCAGAAGCAGAAATTGAAATTAATGATGTAACAGCAAATCTTAATGCATATGGGTTGAATTTCAATAATGTAATATATTCAACTTTTGATTCTTACCGTGAAAGTGCAGAAGGCATTTCGCTAGAACAATTCATTGCACAGCCTGTATATAGCGAGGAACAATGGAATAAACTAGCAATTGAAGAGGTGCCAGTACCAGTTGTTGGAACAATCACTCCAACGGGAGATGGAGCAACGATTGAATTATCTTAATAAAATAAATTTGAGGTGTAATAATGGCTAAATTATCTGATTATGGTATCACATTAGATGAATTACCAACGGTCACGATTCGCGGCAAGCAATTTCCGGTAGATGCAACAATGGAAACCTGGGAATATATAGCGGAAATCTACGATCAAGATTATTCGATTTTTGAGGCAGACATGAATGACATGTTGAAACGAGCAAATGGTAAACTTGATTCAAGATTTATAACACCTTCCGATTTCAAAATTATGCGCGCGTTGATTTATGGAATGCTAAGAACTGGTGGGTTAGAAGAAAATCCTAAAACAATCGAACGGCTACTTGGTATGGGCGATGAAGTTTTACAAGTCTATTCGACATGCATGAAGATTTATGCGCCTAAGCAATTTCAAGAGGTAGATTTAAAAAAATCCAAAAAGCCACAAGATTATCAAGTCTCAAAAACCCAAAAAAGAAAAAGTCGAAATCAAAATCGCAAACGGAACCGATAGGTACTCCATGGGATTTTTATCTTTATGTAGCCCTCACTCTATTAAATTGGAGTGAGGATTTCTTTTTACGAGCAACGCCAAACTTGTGGCTTAAATCCTATATCCAGTGGCTACTAGCGAATAGTCCTGATTTTGAAATACCGGAAACAACTACGCTAGATAATAGTCCATTCTGGTAGAAAGGAGAAAAGCATGGTGAAAAACACAAAAGAATCTGATGTAGTCCTTAATTTTAGAATGAACGGTGAAGTCGCTTATTCTAAAACAATCAAGGAAATCAATAATGACATGAAGTTAGCCGTACTTGAATATAAAAATCAAATATCTGCGATGGATAAAAATGCGACTGCAACTGAAAAATTAGCGGCTGCTAAACAGAAATTAGAAAAGCAATTATCTATTGCGACTGCTAAAACAGAAGGGTTGCGTGAAGCATATAAGAAGGCTGCGGAAGAAACTGGAGAAAACTCCGAAAAAACTCGTAAGCTTTATGAGATGTTACTCAAAGCGGAAACAAGTGAAAATAATTTGCGTAAAGCATTACAATCTACAAATGATGCGTTAGATGCGCAAGGGAATAAAGCATTAACCACTGCTGAAAAATTAGAAAAGATCGAAAAAGCTGGAGAAAAAATAAAAAATGCCGGCACAGGATTAAGTAAATATGTTACAGCGCCAATAACTGGTATCGCAACAGCTAGCGCGAAAATATATAGTGATTTGTCGAGTGCCCAGTCTCAAGTTCAAGCGGCTTTTAGCTTAACAAAAAAGGAATCAGAAAACTTGAACCAAGCAATTGAGAATGTTTTCACTTCGGGCATGGTTACAAGCATTGACGAATCAAAAATAGCGGTAATGGAATTGGCCAATCAATTTCCAGAATTACGAAATGCGAGCGCTGAAACCATTACTGATATGACTAAGAAGTTTTTAGCAATTGAAACCACTCTGGGTTCCGATATGACTGAAACCATGCGAGGAGTAAATAGCTTGATTGAACAGTATGGTTTATCTAGTGAAGAAGCAATGGATTTAGTCGTAAAAGCTGGTCAAAGAGGGCTGGATAAAACAGATGAGTTAGGTGATAATCTAGCGGAGTATGTAACAAACTTCAAAGATGCTGGTTATTCGGCAGAGGATATGTTTGCAATTTTAGAGACTGGATTAGATGGCGGTGCATATAATCTAGACAAGGTGAACGACTTAGTCAAAGAGTTTGGTATCCGCATGAGTGACGGAACTGTAAAAGAGGCTGTTCAAAACTTAGGTGGTAATTTTGCTGCCTTATATCAGCAGATAGAAGACGGGAATCTTTCTTCTAAAGATGCTTTCCAATTACTTGCTGGAGAAATTAATAATTTAAGCAGTGGTCAAGAAAAAGCGGCAGCTATTTCTGCAATTTTTGGTTCGCAAGGCGAAGATGCTGGTATTAAAGTTGTTGAAGCTATGGGTAAAGCTAGCGATGCACTATTAGAAAATAAACAAGCGTATGAGAATGCGACCGGTGCGGCCAAAGAAATGGTTGACGGGGTGGAAGAATCTGTCACGTATCAATCGTCCATGAATGAGTTAATGATGGCAGCTAAAGATATTGGCGAAATATTAGCGCCTACAATCAACAGTGTTGCTGAAGCAGTGAAAAATGCAGCTCAGTGGTTTAGAGGTTTAGATGAAAATACACAAAAAACTATTATGACAATAGCGGGTATAGTAGCAGCTATAGGACCTGTTCTTGTAATATTTGGAACACTCATGGGATCAATTACCAAAATATCCGACGGTATTTCTACTATGATTGACCTTTGGGGCAAGCTTTCGCTATTTCTAATGCAAAACCCATTCGTATTGGTTATTGCAGGTATTGCCTTGCTTATTGCAGGCTTGGTTCTCGCCTACAACAAGGTTGAATGGTTTAGAAATGGCGTGAATGCATTCTTTCAAGGTGTTTCAGATGTTGCCGTTGAGGTGTTCAACTTTATTGGTGGGTACATTAGTGGAGTATTTGAAGGTCTTTGGATAAATATTTCCAATATATTTGATTCGATAAAAAGAGTTTTTACCGGGTTTCTTGATTTCATAACCGGAGTATTTACTGGAGACTGGTCAAAAGCTTGGCAAGGTTTAGTTGATATCTTTGGCGGTATCTTCGATGGAATTGTTGCAATTGCGAAAATGCCACTAAACAACATGATTGGACTGATCAACGGATTTATTCGTGGTCTAAATAATATCAAGGTTCCTAAATGGGTGCCTGGTGTTGGGGGTAAAAGCTTCAGTATTGGAGAATTACCCTATTTGGCAAAAGGCGGGCACGTATTGAATGGCCAAGCGATCGTTGGTGAAGCTGGGCCTGAATTGCTAACGAATAAAAACGGTAAGACAACTGTTACTCCGTTATCAGACGAAGAAAAACGCAAAGGCATTGGCGGCAAAGTACAGCCTTCAAAAGTGGAACAACATATCCACATTGGCCATGTCGATGCAAATAACCCAAGCGAATTAAATAAAATGAATCGTAATTTTTACCGTGCAAGCAAACAAGCACTTGCCGGTGTGGGAGGTTGACGGAAATGTTCATGGATGCTGATACACCAAATTTTATATTCAAGGGAATCAATGCTGTGATGGATATGGATTGCATTATCGAAACGGAACTTCCTGAAATCTCTCCTAACAAACGATATGAAGAAATTACTGTGCTAGGTCGAAACGGATCATTGCACGAAACATTTGATGATTACGAACCATATAACCTAGAAGTCGAATTAGTCACAATCCCGTATGATCGGTTACGTGAAGTAAAGCAATGGTTGCGAGGTCGCGGGCAGTTGATTACTCATAATGATTACAATACTTATCGAGATGTTATCTGTATGATGGATTCCCCTACTGAGTTTGAAAACGAGTGGGGGTTTTTCTATACCTTTGATTTAATTTTTCGATGCCAACCTTTTAAACGAAAAGTAAATGAGCAATCATTGCCATTCACTACCTCACTGATCTTTCACGATCCGGGTGATGAAACAGCAAAGCCTTACCTTGAATTGAAACCAACAGGCGGCAACGTCAAACTTACGATCAACAGTACTTCCTTGACGATTACAAACGGCAGTACCGAAGTAATCAAAGTCGATTGTGAACACGGAAAAATTATTCAAGGTTCCAAAACACTTTTCAGTAAAGGAGAATGGCCGTTGGTTCGTCCGGGAGAAAACAAACTGACTACCACAGGTGTTTCTAGCGGCACAATTTTAAGAAGGAGCGTGTATTTGTGAGTTTAGTTTATGTTTATGAAGAAATGCCAGCAGACTTAGAAACGAACGGTCACACTTTGATTGATTGGGCTGATTTACCTGAGATCAATCGTATTCTAAATGGTGACTTTACTTTTTATGGCAACTATTCATTAGATGGTCAAAATCTAGAATATCTCAAAGAAGATAACTTCATTCGTGCAGAAGATGAAGATGGCAAGATGAAATACTTTGAGATTAAAAAAGTAACAAAAAATCTCAACTCTTTCTCTGTTACTGGACGAGCGATTGGTTATATGTTAAGTCGAAATTTCATTGAAAATAGTTTCACTCAAAATGGTACTGGATCAATTATTATGAGTAGATTAAAGGCTGCCCTAGCATTTGAGCAGCCTTTCTCATTTGAATCAGATATTCAAACAGTCCACCAATTCACTGTAAAACAAACCAATCCAGTTGATGCAGTGATTGGATCAAATAATGGTAATGAGAATCTAGCGAGTATCACTTCTGGCGAATTGGATATGGAAAATTATCGTTTTAGATTGCTGTCTCGAATCGGAAAAGACAATAGTTATCGAATTGATTTAGGAGTAAACCTTGAATCAATTGAAGAAGAGATAGACGGTAACTATTACAATAGCTTGTATTTAATTGGTGGTGTCCCAGATGGTGATTACGATGAAGATAAAGATCCTATTACGTATAAATATCTTGAACTTGAGGGAGTAACGGATAAAAATCGTCGAATCGGTAAGTATGAAAACTCTGAAATTAAAACGGTTGAGGAGTTGAAAAAATGGGGACAAACAAAATTCGATAATGCTCGAGTTCATGAGCCTTCAGTCACTCATACCGTTTCAATGGTTCAATTGGAACACACATTGGAATACGAAGGGCTATATGATGATATCGCTAAACTGCATTTTGGTGATACTTGCTATTGTACGGTTGAGAAATTAGGCATTGAAGTAGCCGAACGAATGATCGAATACACCTGGTACCCAACGCTTGGCAAATACAAGAGCGTGACTTTAGGCAATGATATCGAGTTCTACACAAATGCAACGGCAACCGAGACAGCTAAACTGAGACAAAAAGTTGAAAGTCGAACTGAGTTGATGGTGGAAGCTGTTAGAAATGCTTCTAGTTGGATTACTGGAACAAAAGGCGGTTATGTTCGTTTTAGACCCGAGAAGGCGCCTAGCGAAATTTTAATTATGGATAAACCTTCGGTTACAGATGCTCAAAAAGTCTGGCGATGGAATTTAGGTGGGCTGGGCTATTCGGAGAATGGTGTAGATGGTCCTTATGAATTAGCGATGACGCAAGATGGAGCTATTGTAGCTGATTTTATTACTGCTGGTATATTGTCAGGAATTCTCGTTCAAGGGGTTGCATTGAAAACTTTGGATGACGATGATTTCCAAGTGGTGATGGAAGGCGGCGTTATAGCATTTGAAAAACAAGTCAATTCGACTGGATTAGAGAATGTCCACGGGGAGAAACTTGGAAAAATCGTCGCAACTTATGGAGGAGATAAAAATATTAATGGGTTTGCAGTAGTACAAGCACCTGATTATATTTTTTCTATTAATACCGGAGATAAAAATAACCCCAAATATTCAAAAGCAGTATTTCAAATTCCTAAAGAAAGCAGTTCGGATAATCCACTGTATAAACTCATTGGTTCAGGAACATTCAAAGAAGGGAAAGTTACATTTGAAGATAGTGTTGAATTCACTGGTCGAATAGATGCCAAAGAAATTTATATTAACGGCCAAAAAGTTATCCCTGGTCAAAATGGAGGTCCTTCGCCGGGTGGTGGAACAGGAACGGGCGGATACCCACCTGAGTTAACAACCGATGCCGAGAAATTCGCTTGGGACTGGTGGAGCTTTGCTTTGGTAAATGGTTACTCAGAAGAAGCTGCAGCTGGTATTTTGGGGAATATCCAAGGTGAAGTAGGTACTTCGATGAATCCGAATACTGCTCAAGTTGGCGGTCCCGCTTTTGGTTGGGTCCAATGGGACGGATCAGCTTATCCACTTGTTGGATCTCCTACATGGGATGGACGTGAATACGTGCAACGTTTGATGGCTGCTGCTGGAATCAGGGAAGATTACACAACGTCATTA